TCAAGACTAAATGTAAATTATGATTAATTATAATTTTTTTAATCTCAAATTCTAGTGGTGTCATTTCTTATCATCTCCTGCCATTCGTGTACAACTCTTACCTGTCATAGTTAAATCTGTATTTATGCCATATACCATTATCAGTTAACACCTCAACCGATTTTATACTAGTGGAAGTATCCAAACAACCATAACATAATCCTATTTTATATTTTTCACCAATAACATAGTATGAACCTATCTTATTACACGTATCACAATGTAAAGTAGTACTATATCTTTCAAGTGAGTAGCCTGTATCAGTACATTCCTTATCAGTCCAATATACTTTGAGTGTTTTATTCAAGTTGATTATCTCTCCATGATTCATAAGCTAAATCCTCATCATACCCATCACCATTACATTCTGGGCATGGAAGTGTTTCACATCCATCATCATTATCATCACCAAAATATGAATGTCTTATACCACCATATTCTATGTAACCTTCACCTTCACATTCTTTACAATCTTTATCTGTCATAATCTATCTCTCCTTCAATACCAAACAAACATTCGTTACAACATCCATTTTCAAGTGGTAATTCTTCACTATGTTCATATATTTTTTGTTTGCACATATTACAAATTTCATATTTACCCTCATCATCTTTACCTGTTATTACTTCATCCTCATAATAAGTCTTAATATGTAAATCAATCAAATAATCTACACTCATCTTGCATACTCCTCCCCGACTCGTCCTTCTCCATCACAATAATCACAGAACTCTTCGTCATCTCCTACGAAACCAAAACCGTTACAATCTGGACAAACTCTCATTCTTTTAACACCTCAACATCTTCAAACGATATAAGATGATCTCTTACCTTATACACAACACAATATACACCATCTGTATCGACACCCATTGATGTAACACAATTACCATCTAACACATCATTACCCCAATCATTAAACATTTCATCAGCACTATCTAAATCAATGGTCACTCTTATCTTAGTCAATCTACACAACACTCCAACTTCATATTTGTTATTTTAATACGTAAGTTATGTATTAACCTCAGCTCTGCTAACTGTGTTTCATTATATTTGGTCATTTCTTACACCTCAATCTCTATCGTTCCTCATATCAGCTATACGTTCTGCTCTGTCTACTTTACAGTCATCACACATTGATTCGTAGTCGTCTTGATAACAGTCTTCCCAATCATAAGGACATGTTTCTGTCATACTTCTAACTCCTTTTGTATTGCCTTAGCCTGTACTCTTAACAGTTCAAGCTCTATTAATTCTTCTGTATCTTTCAACAGTTGTTTCATTTCTTCATTCATAACTTGCACCGTCGCCAATAAAGAACGCTGTGATTTCGTCACTATAATTAATGTAGTGTCTATCGACCATCCCCTGCTTAAAGAGACAAGAAATTATAGGATACTCTCAATCCTTTTTCTTTACTGACAAACGTCTATGCTTATGTTAACTATGTTAACTATTATCCTTCATAATCCCATAAATGACATACATGTATAAATCCAAAATGCCACATCTTAAACGTGCCACCATCATACACACCAATCCTTTGGTCTTTATGTTTCCATCTACGTGTAGTGAACTCAATCCACCACTCATTATATTCTTTATCCTTTAATGTTATGTTCATTGTAATTCATAAATGTACTCATACTCTATACTCTATTCCCCCCCTGCGTTCGTGTACAACTTTAATGGGTAAGTATAAGGGGAGTGAGCCCAAAGATAAACTCACACCCTATTGAAGTCATGATATAATATAGGTGTCTATGCGATTGAACATAGGTAGCAACTATATTATATGTGCTTACTATTATATTCTTTGACTATCTCTGGGTAGTCATGTGTTAACCAATCATTTATCTCTGCGTGCCTGATTGTATTACACTCACTACACCAATCACATTCTTGATGTGATATCTCTACCTCTCTACATATTACACACATCATTTTACTCATCATAATCATCATCATCTTTCATAAGCCAAGCCCACTCAGCTCTCTCTTTACTCATGACCATTCAACCTTACCTTCAACAGTATTTCTTTTATCTCTCTTACAATGTAGATGCCATGAAGCATGTCTAGTTAATTGTTGTTTAACCATTGATGATTCATCAAACTCTTGGGGACATAAGTTACATTTATATGTCATTTATATTCCCCCTTATTATAATACATTACCTCGTCTTCTATACTATGTTTCTGTAACATTAATTCTTCTTCCAAATCTAATCTGTTACCTATGTCATATATACTTGTCCCATCTGATAACATATCAGATATTTCTTCCTCACTCACTCCATATATATCAATGAGGTTAACCATCTCTAACTTCTCATCTTCATTAAGATAAGTTATTTGTTCAGTCATGTAATTGAATGGTTTATTAAACGTTGTCTTAGTTCCAAAAGATTGGAAGCCTGTGCCTGTAAAGTAATCATTACTACACTTCACACCATTAACTTTACACCAACCATCACCAAACTTTGTTATACCTTTACTTGATAGTATCGCTATCTTATTCCAACCTGTTACTAGTTTGTTCATACCATTTCTTCCTAACTTATGTGCAAGGTAAGCCATAATTCTACTGTCACTATAATTACCTCTTGGTATTGTTTGTGGTTTCTTACAGCCTTTTAAGTAGTTCACTAACACTTCAGCGTACTCACTCCACGTGCCGTTATGAAACAACACATCTTTAGTTATGTGACTTGCTTCCATGTTTAACTCTACCTTACTACTAATCTCAAACGGGTGGTTGAGATTCTTTTTAACACCACCAACACTAGCTATTCTAAAGTGAATGATAGCTGTGCTAATTCCTTTAGGCTTCAACTGTTTGTTGATGATTCTATTGATTTGTTTTGCTTTGATGCCTTTCTTATATGATACAGTCTTATCATGATTCAACCATGCGATTGAGCCACCATGACTATTCATATCCTCTGCATCTTTGAGGTCATTCTTTGATGGATAGTTACCATCATCTATACACATTATTACACACATTTTCTAGATCACCTCCTTGATTTCTAAACTATGTATCTTTGGTTTGTGTTCATCCAAGTATGTATGTATTATTTCTAATACTTTATTACTTGCTTTGATTCTTAACTCTGGTTTCTGAAATGCTGGGAGCACTCTTATCTCTACTGTTCTATGTAATGCCCAGCAATAATTGATAAAGCAATATCTTTGGCTTGACTTTGTTGTGTCATACTTTTGTTCAAGTGGTCTAAAGTCATCTTTACAGAAACTATTATGACCTTCTAATCTCCTAAAGAATGATGAGTCAACTTTAAGTTTATGCTCATGTCCCCACTTTAACAGTTTTTCTTTGAGTGTATTGTGAAAGTCTACATCCATTAGTACTGCATACTCACGGTTTGTTATTCCACCTACATGTATGTGATGACCACATGTATTATTAGTACGTAGTATTGAATCTTCGTTAGCACCAAGCCAACTAGTTGATTCATCTTCAGGTAATATTCTACTAACTACCTCTCCATCATCTCCTTCTCCGTTGGAGCAATCACATTCACAATTACATTCACAACCACATTCAAAGTCACATTCATGTGACATATTATCGTTGGTTACACAGTTGTATACATGTTCATTGTCTATAAAGTGTGTTCTACATTTATCACACGCTAGATATTCATCATGATTCTTAAGTTGTATTACTTTACATGACTCACAATCATTATTAGAATGGTTTCTCATGTCACATTCACATGAATCTATATTCTCATCACATCTAGAACATGTACGACATTCTTCACATGAACAGGCATCGCATGTATCATGACATATATCACATATATTACAACTTTCACATTCACAGTAGTCACGACATTCACAGTCGTCTCTACAACTACCGTTACATTCACTACTATTACCGTCTACATCTACTGAACCGTCATGATGAAAGTCTCCTCTAATAATATCAGATTTACTTATATTACCTTCGACTTCATGACCTACTGTAAAGTCACTCGTCATTATTTATCTCCATTATTTCAAGATAACTACGTTTCAATGAGTTGTATTTCAAATCACATTGTTTAGTCCAACTTTGTAACTCTTGATTCGAGTATGGTTGAGTATATCTATTTTTATACGCAGTTTGAACTTGTAATGTACTCATAAAAAACAAATCTGCTTTGTCATCTAAACGCAATAAATAATCACGTGGGTCTTCTTGTAACATGTATCTGTATGGAAAATCTCCTTCATCATCTTCATAGTTATGTATGGTTTTGACTAGTCTACTAAATCCATTATTACATGTTGCTAATAACTCAATGCCTTCGTCAATAGGCACGAGTAGTACTTCAAGTTCAATCTCCATTAGATTTCTCCTTTAGTACTAGCAAAGCACTTCCTGCTCTACTAAATGCTCCAAACCTCATCTTCTCGGGAAGTCCACGATATATTTGTGCTAAACCATTAATAATATTCCTTGAGGGAATACTACCATCTTTGGTTTTAATCACAAAACCTCGTAATTCTTCCATCACACAATCGTTATCACTAGCAAATGTATTGCCAGCATTAAGAAACTCTTGCATGATTGGGTTTTCGGCTGATTTGCCAATTAAATTCTCAGGCTTTGAACCCAAACCCATTATATGCTTTACAGCACTAACAGCTTGACGGGATTCAATATCTCCCCTAGCTACTGTATTCATGATAATATCTATCACATTTTCAGTACTTGGGTGGTTGATTTCAGTCATGTTTAACTTTGTCAAGTAAAAAGTGGGGTTTTAACCCTGTAATTTCATAGCACTTGGATTAATAGCTCTACTATGCCATTTAGACCATGCTATAAGTTCGTTTTGAAGATTCGTTAACTTCATGAGTAAAAAGGTGGGTTTTAACCCAAATGTTGTCCACATTTAGCACAACTATCAGTATCAACATCAAGTATGTGTCTAGGACATTTAATATTGCTCAATCCTTGTATAAAGTACTGAGCATAGAGTTCTTCGTCATGTTCCATAACTATAAACTTGTAAACACCTAACACACAACCAAACACAACAGTATAGTCTAATCCCTTAGAAGTATTGTTGTATATGAAACAACTTTGATTGATGTTAGGCACGGTTAAACCGTTGATATTTACCAAAAAACCATACGTACGTACGTAGTACGAACTATATAGTTTTAGTAATTACAATCTAGTACGCCTGAAGTCATTCTCAATAAGAGTTTATGACTGTCAGTACGTACTGTTTAGTAAAAAAGTGTGTAAGTAGTACGCTCACACTCGTGCTACCATTAGGTAGCAATCTTTAACCCTTGACCTTCGGTTTTACCCTAATGACCAAGTTTACTCTAGTCCTTTAAACTAGACACCGAAAAGGCAAGGACTAACTAGCTGGGCTCAGATATTTTGACATAAGGGAATCTGGATTGGAATAACACCATTTTATACCCTCTTGAATACTTTTGTAACCACTCGAAACTCTATAAGAGATAATCCAAAGTGGTGATTCATATTTCCTAAACTTTTCGGCTCAAAGCGTTCACACTATAACACGCTCGTCAAAGCCTAATCATGTCGGAAATGAAGCCCAATGCAAGACCACGAGGGTGTATTGCCTCGCTTACAAGGTTACTGTGCACTACTAATGTATATATCTTCTAGGCACAAATCCACAGTGTATCAGGAACGAGTTAGCGAGACCCAGTACACATGTAAAAAAAACAGTTTTTGGGAAATAAGAGGTTACAGACAGGAAAAAAATATTAATACAACTACGATACATATATAATAGAGTTACGGGGCTAGGCTTTATTCCTAATCTTATTCGAAATACCCTTTGGTCGACCACCTGCAAACTGAGGGTAGTTATTTCTAAGTCGTATCTTAACACAGTCTCTACAATATCTAGTCATATTACCAGTCATGGAATTTTTACTATACCCTGTATTTTGGAGGGTACGCTTATGACCATTTCTACACTGTATATCTAAAATTAGTATACCATTATTTCTCCTAATTAAACCTATTTTTATACAAACAGGACAACCTCTTTTACCGTTCTTTTTATCCACAATAACTAAAGTATGACCATCCTTACAAGTTGTGGGGGGTATATGTAATTTACCTCCTATTCCTCTTCCACGCCTAAGGTTTTCTTTACGTGTAACTATTTCTAAATGATCAAGGTCTACACATAGTCTATTCCTACATAAATGATCTATGTCATAACCTTTTGGTATTTCTCCTTTATATACCATGTAAAAAAATCTGTGTGCGTAAAACCTACCTTTGTTAAATTTTACTGATCCGTATCCTCCACTATGTTTCATACCAGTATACTCTAAACAAATACCATTAACACGAACATTGTTTAAAATAGTGTCTAAACTAATAGTGTTTATCTTCATTAATATATTCTATCCAATACCTTATATATATCTATCCATTATTACGGTTTAAAACAAACACTTATATTAGGTATCCTATAGCGAATCCAATCAACCCAATGACACCTAATACTATAACAGTGACAGCAGTACTTATCTTTATATTCTCTCTATCCCAAATTTTCTTTACCCTCTTATTACATTCATTACATCCTTCTGTTATTTTACCCTTCTTAAAGTCGGGGATAAAACAACAGAATGACCAAGTGTTACTTCTACAGTTAGGACATTCCATAGAGTGTCTTATCTTGTTAGTATTAGATATCTCGTCTAACTCATCTTCTCTATCGTCCCAGTCCAATTATTTACACTCCAATTATTTCACCCTGTTCTAGGGAAACAATCTACACATATAATCTCATGTGATTCAGATAGTTCAACATTACTCTTAAAACATGCATGACATAACCCGAAATATTTTTCTTTATTACCTTTAATTAGATTCAATAAAGACTTTATTCCGAACATCTACTTATACATTCCTTTAATACATTTATACGATAGTCTCTCTCTGCACTTTTTGTCTCGTTTTCAATATTAGCAAGTACATTGTTAAAGTCTACTAAATGCTCTTTCTTTTGTTTGTCATCTGGGTACATGTTAATCCTCGAATTCTTCCATATATAAATCTTTGTAATTGATGTTTTTTGGCATGCTTGATATAAGGCACCAGCAATAACTCTCGTTATTATTTATACATTTGTTGTGATCGTGTTTATTTGTCATTTATCAAAAGCATTAATTTCGCCTATTTTGTTAAAGCCTAGATCACCATCTGATGTATTAGGTACTATTTTTTGACCTAATATATCTTCATTTAGATTACTATTTGGAACACTGTTCTCCTTATCCGTAGTCTCAATTTCACCTACGGTAGTACCTTCATCATTCCTATTTTTATTAAATTTTGAATATCCATCTGTTTTTAATAGTAACTCTGATTGTACTCTTACTAAGCATTTACCTAGTTTGTTAAAAGAATGATCCCCTATTATATCTTTACATGCAAGACATATCATCTTCTTAATCTGTTTACTCCCTACTACCATTATATTAGTATATAACAAGCCTTATATAAATGTATTCTGTAAATTACAGTGATGCATATGCAGCAATCATCCTTTTCTTCTTTCCTATAAACCTTGGTGCAAAATTACAACAAGGACACCTTCTATTCAATAAAAGTGTTAATGAAATCCACGCATCACATCTAGTACAGAAAGAGTGTTTTGCATAAGTGTCACCGAACGGTCTATTACTCCCCAATCTATCACAAATACCTTTACACCCCTTCATATATAATATCATATATAGGATTATATAAGTCTTTACCTTAAACTTTCTAATGTAAAAGGTGAATATTGATCTATCTGAACTATGTTAGATTCTTCTTTATCTGATTTACAAAAGTACCAAAGACCTATTATCCCAAGTGGAGCTAAGACGATTGTACCGAAACAGAACAAAGAAAAAAAGAACAATAGGATCTTCGACACAATACAACTATGTTAAAACATAATATAAGTGTTAGGGAGATAATGTCTCTACACTTTTTCTCCCTACAGGTATCAACCTAAATTAATAGGTTAAGAGGGCTACCGTATGAGGGTAATCCCTGACACCTATAATACTTTATATAATACCTTATATAAACTTACCTATGTACTAAAATTGACCATATATATCTCTCAATTAAACCTCCGTTTTGCTTCGCAAAACTTACTCGTCAGATTCAGGAGGATGACCTTCCCTTATCTCTTTAATTTTGTCCTCACATAAAAATGAAAGTTTCCAGAACGTCTTCTTATCATCCATCCCCAACGCCTCTGGGTTTTTACCAAAACATAGTTCAAACCAGCGTATGACTGTTTTATAATCGTTTAACTCAAAGTCTACCATATTGCTTTAAATATTACATCCTTTAAATACTTGCTTAAAATAGAAATCTTTATATTAAATTTAGTTTTGATATATGATATGACCAAGGACAAGACTGAGACTATACGGGAAACCCCCACTGTAGTTAAAAAGGAAATAGTCAAATCTTGCTCTTGTAACCAAGATATAGGAAGAGATATTAGATGCCGTGATCATGGCGACCCTGACAAAATCTGACACATAGTCGTCAAAATACGTTAATTTTACAATAAGTTTATAAACTATTATATATTCATTATACTATGGGATTACGTGCTAGGATAAGTAGTATAACTAAATCTCTTAGCAATGTTAACAAAGGGTATACAGAGTCAACTTCTAGACCATCTGTCGCCCAGCCATACATGGCAACTGACACAGGTGCCAAACTACCAATTTTTCCATTCCCACTTATAATGATTTATGAGTTGGCTGATAATATTGATGCACTTCGAATTCCTATTGAGACTCTAAATAGAGAGATGTTTAAGAATGGTTGGCAGATAACTGAACGGTTCAAGTATAAATGTAATAACTGTTCAAAAGAATTTCAGTATGCTCCTAACGTAGCAGTTGAAGGTGAGGAACCAAAGAAACTACAAAAGGTACAATGTGACTCCTGTCAGAGTTATGAATTAAGAACACCTGTACCTGAACACAGAAAGATTATTGAAAATTTAATTAATAGACCTGTTAATGGGAACGCCCAAAATCTAGAAGACGTTGCAAGACAGTTAGAAAGAGATCTAGAGATTGCAGATAATGCATATTTACTTTTGTTAAAGAATTATTTTATTGATGATATTACTGGTGAGATAGATAATAAAAAGACAGAGATTAAAGAGTTACTTAGAATAGACCCACCACAAGTAGCAATGATTGCTGACTCTGATGGTAGAATTGGATATGATGATAAGAGACAAAAGATTTATGTCTGCCCACGATTTGAGCACAGGGATGCGAGATTGTATAATGACAGATGTGATAAATGTAATGCTAAAGCATTAAAGGCTATACTTGAAGTTAACTCTGTTTATTCCATAGGTGTACCACATCCTAAAAGAGTAATTTATGCTGAAGGTGAAGTGATTTGGAAAGCAGGAAAATACAAACCATCTTTGATTTACGGGTTCAGTCCTATTTATGCAGTGTGGAGTAAGGCTATGGCTTTGTCTCACATGGATGAGTATATTAGAAAGTACTTTGACAAGATGAGACCACCACGAGGATTACTTGTTGTTGCTTCACGTAACTATGAAACCTTTAGAAAGTCATGGGATGCTTTAGAACAGAAAGCCACCGAAGACCCATACATGATACATCCACTTATGGTTGAATCAGATAAGGGTGGACAAAACATGGCACAGTGGTTAGACTTTACTGGTACATTACAAGAGTTACAATTCATTGAAATTAGAAAAGAGTTAAGACAAATCATTGGTGCAGTGTATGGTGTGTTACCTTTGTACTATGGTGAGATGGTAGGTGGTTGGAGTCAGGAAGGATTACAAGTTACAATTACTAATAGAGCAGTTAAATGGGGACAAGATATATTATACAAGTCATTCTTTAAGAAATTTGTAGAGTTAATGGGTGTTGATGATTGGGATCTCAGATTAGAAGCAGGTGAAGAGAATGATAAACTATCTGAACTACAAAGAGATGGAGTAGAAATACAGAATATGGCTTTACTACAACAAATGGGATTCAAAGTTACAAGAACTCACACTGGTGAGTATAGTGTATCACAAATACCAGAACCTATAGATGAATTACAAATGGGAAGAGGTAGAGGTACTGCTGCACCAGAAGAGAATAGACAAAACTTTGCTGGACAACCAAACCAGAACAGACCATCTGATATTGGTGGTGTTGCACAAGGACACCCAAGTTCAGGAAGTGGAACTTCTCTCTCACAGAAGAACTTTCCTACTGGAATAACACCTGATAACTTTGATGTGGTAAAAAAGACATTACAATCAGCAATGGATTACAACTGGAAGAAAACTAAAACAGTCGATGAACTTAGAAAGTTTACAGGAATAACAGTAAGAGAAGCACGTAATATTGTACAGAATGAGTTTGACATGGTTAGAAAGTGGGAAGATGAAGAGGAGGATAAAAATTGACGAAAAAAACTCATAGATGTGATGATTCCTGTAAGGGAACTCATACAACAGAAGATGCAAAGAAAATAAAGTTACCTAGTGGAACTAAGGTAAAATCCACAAAAAAATCATCTAACGCAGCATTTAAAAAGCAGTTAGATAGAATTGAAAAAACTGAATCATTCAAAAAACCTATAATTACAGATGTCTATAATGCAGATTATTCATTAATAGATGAAACTATAGATAATATTAAAAAAACAAGTAGAAGTATATGTGTTGATATCTATTCTTCTAATAATGTCTATCTTATTTTACAAGAAGCTTTAAAAAAAGTGACACTTGCAGATAAATAGAATGGATTAATAATCAAAAATGGCAACTAAATTAGATTTGAACGCTGGTAGTACATCTATGGGTAAAAAGATAGTTGAAATACATCAAGATAATGAATATACTCATGTAAATAATTATAAAGAAGGGTTATGTTTTGGTTGTTTTGGCTCTAATGTTGTAGGTGCATTGGTTGCTGATATTTGTGGTGACTGTGCAGGGAAAAAGGGTAGAGAACCGTTATTAGTATCAATCAAACCAATTTATTACGGGATGTGTCATTTTTGTGGTGTATATAAATTTAACATGGAACAAATAAACTGTAGATTATGTCAAAAATGTCACAGGCGTACAGCTAATCACATGAAAGAATATAATAAAAAAGGTGGTATGCATGGTGCAGATCCATTTTGGCAATCAATGAGACGTAAACATGGAAAGGATTGGAAACAGATAATGTCTAACGGTACAAAGTCTTGGAGACAATGATTAATTATTCTTTAAAACAAATATGATCCTGTCTAACTCAAAATCATAATACCTGTGATCATAATCTATAATTTTATTTTCATTTCTATACACAGCATCAAGGTATCTATCAACCTTCCATTTTAATGATGGTTTCCTGAGAAACTTTGGATTAAACTCTAACTGCATTTTTTTTCTATTAAATTTTATTTTCTCATATTTTATTAATTCGGTACCTTCATTTTCATGTTCACCAAGTTTACCGTTTCTAAAATGTACAAGTGATTTTTGTAGGAATGGTCTCTCCTTCTGATCATTTGTGTTAGTTACAACATATAGTTTTTCTTTATTTTGTATGTACATATCAATGATCTTTATTCTTCTCATTTTATCTTCCGTATATCCTTTGTAAAAATGGTCAAATGTTTTCATGTCATCAAATATGTATATAGATGAAGCCATTACCATTAAATACAAATACTTGTTAATAAATCAAGTGGTATGGGTCTTTTTAATAAAGAAGAAGAAAAAATATGTGATTGTGGTGTAAAAACATACAAATATGTAGGATTCAAAATGTCTTTAGAGATATGTTATAAATGTGGAAAGTTTGACTGTAGATCAGATTATATAGATGACGATTTTATAAAATTTCTTGTAAAAAACCCTGAGCTTGTACCAGAATTAATCAGGCTAAAATATTTAATACCCACATGAATCTTTATAAATTAGAATAGATATTATTTAACATGGAACAGGTATTCAACTCATTCGTCGAACCATTATTATTAGCAATGATGTTAGCAACAGGTGGAGGAATTGTTGCTTTTTTTAGAAAAATGAATAAAACACAGAAAGATTTATGTGAAACTGTGTCAAGATTACAAAAAACCCTTATTATTTTAGCTAAAGCCGTAGATAGACAGTCAAACAGACTACATCCAAATGAGGCTAATTCAGACCTAGACGATCTAGTCAAAGAACTACTTGATAAATAAGTTTAAATATAGTCTATTTCAGGGATTTATATGGTTGAAGCTCTATTAGCAGTAGTAATCGCCACTGTAGCTGGTGCAGTATTAAACACCATTAGGGGATTCCTAGGTTCTGATAGTTCCTATGATATCAAAAAATTCCTTGGTGCTGTAATTGTATCAGGTTTTGCAGGGTTAGCTATTGCACAAACAATCGCTTTAAGTGGAGTAGACACGTTAGGACTAATTCTAATTGGTCTAACAGCAGGATTTTCAATAGATTATGCTGTATCTAAAGCAAAAAAAATTACAGAGTAATTCTGTATTTTATCCCTTTTTTATTAACTACAATAATCTTTATTAGTATTGTATAGTTTATTTATATATGAGTGAAGAGACTCAATCCAAGGATATAATTCAGTTTAACCAACTCACTACATCATTAAAGAGTATGGAGACAATTAATTCGGATGAAAGATATTTTGAGGGATTACTCACTGTGCAGATGAAGGATAAACAGGGAGAAGTCACGATTGTTGATGAACTTTACAAAGTATTACCAATTTGGATGGATAGAGGAGCACCAATTAGTGATACACATTCTAATAGAATTATAGGAAAAGGTATTAATTATTCTAAAACCATAGTTAAAGACGAACACGGTGAAGATCTACCAGCTATTAAAATTACAGGTAAGATTTACAAAAACTATGAATTAGACAATGTTATTTGGAACAAGATAGTAACCAAAGAATATAGAGGTTTATCATTCGGTGGGGCTACAAGAGCAAACCGTATGCCAATGAAAATGAAAGACGGGTCTATGGCATATGCACTTGGTGCATTAGAGCATTATGAAGTAGCAGTGTGTAAAGATCCAGCAGTTCCAATGGCTATCATTACTGATTTTAATCCTATCGCTAAAGCTAATTATTCATCTACAGTAAGAGATGATAAAATGGTTATTCAATGTACAGATATGGGTTGTTATATAGACAAAGCTGATCTTAACGAATCACAAACATTCCAACAAAAAGTAGATGCATTAATCAGAGAAGGTAAGTCAGAAGAATCTGCAAAAAAGATAGTTGGTTCATTTGTACATAAAGAAGAGTTAACCGAAGGTGGTAAAAAAGTGTTTGATGAAGTTAAAAATGTTGTTGATAGAGATAAAAGAGGTGAAGAAAACCAAATGTATAAATCAGGGTATCAAACTGAAGCAGGAAATAATCAATTAGGTGGACAAGGTAAAACAGAAGATGATAAGGAAAAACGAGAAAAAGAGGATGAGGAGAAAGAAGATGATAAAGTTAAACGTAGAGATCATTCAGATGCAGGTGGGGATATACACTCTATGTATAATCAAAACGTAGGAAGAGAAGCATCATCTGGTAGAAAACTTAAAGGAGATACAACTGTAAACCAGACTGGTGGTGTAAGAGGTGGACAGGATACTGCTGTCCAAGGTAGTGGTAAATCTAACGATATTAATATAGTTCAAAAGAAACCTGAAAGAAATGAAGAGAAATTAATATCAAATATTAAAGTGGTTAGAAATATTAATAATTCACTTGTAAAACACGCACAAATACAACAACTAAAGAAGATTAAAGGTGCATTACCTGATATGAAAAATCCTAGATATCCAAAAGGAGACATTATTTCAGAATTTCCAGAATCTGATGGATCTAGAGCACAATCAAAAGAAGGTCAAGCTACAAATGTAAGAGTAAGTCATGCTGGAAGAGGTGGTAAATTTAGACACAGTAGTGAAACATTAGATACAGGCTCTTTACATAATGCAAAATTTAGAAAATCTATGGATGAACAACTAAAAAAGATTAATGACGATCTTGGAGATGCTCGTGGATGTACCGAACATTTACATGGGTAATATAAATGTTTACAGAATCTTTATAAGCACTTATATACAAGAATCTATGATAACATGGCTCTAGAAGAAATCGTTAAACAAAACGACGACAAAAAAGAAGAAGAAGATGACAAAGAGGAAGAAGATACTAAAAAATCTTTCGACCAAACTTTGATTGAAACTATTTCTACTTTGACAGAGCACGTAAAAGCACAATCAGAATCATTGGCTGCACTCGACGACAGGCTTACTAAAGCCCTAGAAGAAGAACCGAAGACTCAACTTGATTTCCCTAACACTTCAGATGATGAAGGAGTCGGTGAAAAAGTTAAAGTCCCAGATACCTATCAATCTAACTCTGTGCAAGCAGAATTGGATGCAGATGGTGCTGAAACCGAAGATGACCCAGAAGAACTTGTTATGCAAGAGAAATCTGAGAAAACTAACTTCGATTTTACAACTGAGACTCCACGACCAACTACATCTGTTGAAACTATAAACAAATCAGATCAAAATGGTTTGAATATGGTATTGAAAGATGCAAGAGAGCAAGGTTTTGACAGTTTATCTGTCGTAGCACAAAGGATTTTGAAAGGTGATTACTACACTCCTTCACAAGAGGAGAGTTGGTTCTAAAATGGTTCAAATTCGAACTATTGACGAACTAGAGGCACTCTATTATGGACAGAATAGAAACCTAATCAGAAAAGCTGATGCCCCAGTCGTTACATCAACATCTGGCGTTTTCAACGCTATATTTGGTGCATATGCATGGGCACAACTTAACTTAGAAGCAAATGCTTTTGGTATCTTACCAAAAGTTCCTTGGGATAAATCTGGTTGGAGGGCAATCACTGCCAAACCAACTTTGAACACAAACCAAGGTAATACTGCACTAGGTGGTACTGCTGAAGGTGGAAATATTGCTGAAACCGTAAAGCCTACTTTACAAGAGATCGACGTTAGACCAAAGACAGCTCAGTTGCCTTTCAGTGCATCTGAAGTCATGGAATGGCTCGCAACTCACAGTAAAGACGATATTTGGGGTGGACTAGGTTCACTTCGATTATATATGGCAGTTCAGCACAAAGAATTCATGAATAGAATGTTACTCGCAGATGTTGAATCTGAAGCAGCAGCAGCAAGTGCAAATAACTCAGGTACTACCAACTTTGAAACATTGGATAGAATTATTTCTTCCAATGCTGAAGAGACAGCATTAGGTGGTACTTATGACGGAATGTACGATCCTTGGGCAGCAAACGCTACCATTGATCGTGACGGTTCAGGCACTTTTGACTGTACTGTAGAATCAGCATCAGGTACAATAGGAACAGACGGTGTTCTTACCGACGATACACTACGAACTTTCCTTAGAAAGATCCGTATTGCAGCAGGTAAAGATCCAAATGTATTCCTAGGTTCCCACGAAGTTTATTCCGAAATACAAGGCTTATACATGCCATCTGTCAGGATTCCAAATCCTTATGGTGAAGCATTAGTACAAGTCGATGTAAATGGAATTCAGACTTTCAAAGGAACTGGAGTCGGAATTCACGTAGATTCAATCTATGGTATCCCATTCATCCCTTCAAAAGATGCCCCATCTGGTGGTGGAAATGAAGTCGGAAGATTATTTGCATTAGATACTTCTGATGCAGAAGGTTATGGTTACCCAAGAATTGGAATACAAATCGCAATTCCAACCGAGTACTATGAGGCAACACGTAGAACACCAGCTTATCCATTCGTTAACAATGCTTTCGTTGAGAAAGGAGTTTACAGAACAATGGGTGAAACTGTTTGTCGTCACTTCAAATCACAAGGTAAAATTAGAGATATTAAACTCTAGTCAACCTATAAAACACTCTTTTTTTATTTTTTTACCCTTCCTAACCTGTGGTTAACCTCATATGTTAAAATAACTTGTTTAATTAATTAATTAATTAATTAACTTTTTACACGTTAGCTAATAGATATAGAAGGAAAATAGGATCGCCTCAATCTTTATATATGATTATTTTGTCTATTGTGTAATGGCAATCACAATCGCACAGAATTCAGACCATAAGAGTCTAACAGGAAAGACTTTGTCAGTCCAAGCAGAATTGACTTCTAAATTAAAGTCATGTGTAGTAGATGTCACCTATGGTGCCTCAGACACATATACTACAAACGGAAACACTGTCGACCTTTCTTTGGGTGGTAGAATCAAAACTGTAATTGGAGCTCAAATACTCCATAGTAACGCAGGTCTACTTTTGCAATACGTCCCAGCAGCAGCAGGGGCAGCAGCCACAGGTAAGATTAAAGCTTATGGTCAGGAACCAACAAGTGCTACAGCAACAGTTGTAGCCCTTGCAGAACTAGATTCATCAGATACAGCAGTCAATTCCTTGACCATACGTATTAGAGTATTTGGTTTTTAACCTTTTTTTTCTTTTTAATAACATTTATATTATCAATTATATGTAATTAGTTATGGCACACCATGATATGAAGATTTCACAAAAAATGGTTGAAAAGCATCCACATATTATCTATAATCTTATAGGGTATGAGATGAAAAGAACTAATAATATCAATGGTATCCATTATATGAAGACCCCTCATTCTGGTACAGAGGGGGGATTTCTTCACATTATTTCATATGAATATTAATAATGTTTATATATGACTATTCTTAATGGTTAACATGGTAGAACTTAACCATAATGTTGCTAATGTTAATGCTGACGTAGTAGTAAAAGGAGGACATGGTGTAATAGTTGGAGTTAAAGTAATTAAATCAGGATCATCTGGTAGTAAAATAGAACTTAAAAATGGAATTGTTAGTGGGGCACCAGTAGAATTCACTGTATATGGAGAATCAGTTCAAGACTTAGGAAATATCAATAGAAGGTTTGAAGCAGGCATTTATGCCGATATTACAGGCAATGCAGAGTATTTAATAATATTTAAATAATAACAAGCATTTATATATTCATGGCAGTTACCTATTGTACAGTCGCTGATGTCTCAGATTTTCTTCGTGTTCCTATCACTGCTACCACTACTCCAAATAAGGCTCAAGTCACTAAAATTATTAATAGAAAAGAAGAAGAACTTGACAGAAGAATAGGTCATACATTTGGACGTAATAAACAAATAAGTAGAGAAGTACATGACTTACCATTATTATACACTTATGGTTGGGGTACACCGTTATTTTTAAAACATAGAAATTGTAGGGATATTGATTCAGCTCAAGGTGATAAGATAGAAGTTTGGGAAGGTGCAGGTTCCACATATACTGATATAGTTAATGATTCACAATGGTTTGACTTTGAGCCAGTTTACGGAAAATTATTTTTAAGAGGTTATATATTTACAATTATTAGAAAACACAGAGTTAGAGTAACATATCGTTATGGTGATGCAACAGTTCCATTAGATATTACAGATGCATGTATTAAACTTGTAGCTATAGATTTACTTAACTCTAGTTTTAGAATGGATATTTTGCCAACAGGAGGAGATGGAGCAGACTTTAATTCATCTAAATCAGACTGGAGAGCAGATATAGAGAACTGTATTGATAATCGTAGAGAAATATTCTTCATTCCATAACAATGGGTCATAATATAATATCTGATTTAAAGGAAAAAACATTTAATAAATTAACATTAAAAGATGCTTCTATAGAAGAATTAATTATTGCTGGATTTAAATCTATGGAGTATAAAGAAATAATATTAAGTGATAATTCCAAGTTAACATCTATACCAAATAAACAAAAAACTCTTTACACAAGATTTATGAAAGTACTTGCGATGAAAGCTAATCAGGATATGCATACAAGATTTAAAATTGAAAAAGGTATAGATTTTATTCCTGCATATGTAACATATAATGTAAGTAAAAAATCTGCAAAAATAGAACCGAATTATAATTTTTTAAAATTAAAATTAAAAGCTGAGATAGATATGTATGACTGGTTATTAAGTAATAGATCAAACAAACTAGGAATAAAAAACAAGAGGAAGAAAGCAACCCAGTTAAAAAAATGGTTAGATGTTACTGATGGTGGAGGATCAGGAACCACTCATAATAAATTTAATACTCCTATGGAGGTGAAAAGACCAAGATGGTATAAGGACGTATGGAAAATATGGGCAGATAAATATTTTGTGAAAGAATTTTCACTATCAAACTCTGGAGGTAAAAATATATTCACATCATCATCTAATATTGAGAATAAATTTCATATAACAAAAGATGATGGAATTCAAAAATACAGAGAGATATTCTCATCACCTATACAATCAGAAAGTTTAAAAAAGGCATTAGATCCTGATAATTTTGACGAGTTATTTGGTGATGGTAATACAAAAACATATATTAAAAGATATGATGTAAACGAAAAATTATATAAAAAAATAATGAATAAAGTATTATCTTCATATTGGGAAGCTGTTCAGAATATTGATGCAAGGATGTTAACATTAGAAGATGTAGAGAATTTAGAATCATCATATCAACCAAACTTTCCTAATATAAAGAAAATAAGAACTTGGTTTGTTAATAAAGGTATGAAAAACTCAACAAATAAAAATCATAAATATACAACTGAGAAGTTTTTAAACTTAAAATCTAATTCAGCAAGGGCTAATTTTATTGATAGGGCAGTATTCCTTATTGCAAATTCTATTTATTTAAAAAACCATATACCTTCAAAAAGATCAAGATTTAATAATAATAATGTAATTCAAAGTGCAGGAAAAAAAACACCAATAAGTCATGCTAGAAAATACAAGAGAATGAGTAAAAATAGAACTAAATATACAACTAAAAGAACAAAAGAATATGAAGTATGGAGAACAGATAACAGAAAACTAGGAGCAAATATGAAAAGAAGAGATACACGAAGCAGAAGACAAACTTAATAACTATATATTATATATTATATCATGGCTGGCTCTACAATATATGATTCTGCGACTGAACTTAAAACCCTTTTAAATGATAAATGGAGTAATTCAACTACACCAGATATAACATTTGTATGGGAAGAGAGATCTACAGGTTTTATGGACGACAGGCGTGATTTTATACTTATATCACCTACAACTGAAAATACACAATACTTTGGTTTACATGGAGAAGATTTTCTCCACGAAGTTTTTATTAATTTACAAGTACATACATTTCAAAATATAGAGCATAATCAAAACGTAGTAAATGAAGTATTTTCTATAATAAAATCAAATATAAGAGGTTCTACATACGTTGACCTTATGATTATATCATCGTCAAATAACAATGATTTATATAGGAATATTTATCGTCATAATATAACTGTGAGATATAGAAAATTAAATCCATAGATAAACTTTATAAGTCATAGGTATAATATAAATTCATGGTTCGAACTGGTGCTCATGCATATGTAAAGTATGACTTTGAAACATTAAACAGTTATGGATCTGGTGGAACTCCAAATAAAAAATTTGGTCTACAGGATAGATTAACCAGTTTATCATTAACAAATAACAGAGTTAATTTAGCACAATTAAATAAAAATACTATACACGCTTTTGCATACGGTCAACAACAAGGAACAGCATCAATGGGATTCACACTTTCAAACCCTTGGATTTTCGGAGCACTTTTAGGATCACCAACTTCAGCAGGAGCTTCACCTTATACTCATACTTATAATACAGCAGCCAACCTTAAAACACCAAGAACAATTAAAATGGAAGTTGGGTTTGACGGAGCATCAGCAGATATAGTAAGGACATTAAAAGGAGGATTAGTAAATAATCTATCCATTTCAGCAGCAGTTGGTGGACTTGTAGAATGTACTGCTGATATTACTTATGGACAAGAAGTAGCACCATCAACAGCATTGACTGGAACTCATGTAGCACCAACATTACCTAACGAAGAATTTCCTTATACTTTTGCACATGCAGAATTAACTTTTGGTGGAAATCTAGTCGCACAATGCCAAGATGTTAATTTAAGTATAGCACAAAACAGCGAACTATTATACGGATTAGGATCACATTCAGCAGTTAATTCATTTAGAAGAGTGTTAGATATAACTGGCTCATTCAGAGCATCTTTAATTAATAAAGACCTATTAGAAAAATTACTTGCACAAATCAAAGCAGATACTTCTACCACCTATCAGGAAACAGTAGGAGGTTCACCAGAATTCAAATTAACATTTATTGAAAATAACACTAATCAAAAGATTGAAATTACATGTGCTGGATTATCAATAACAGATCAAGCAATCAGTGGAATTGAACCAGTAGAACCTATATTTGAAGAAATTAATTGGCAAGTTAAAACAATCAGTGTAGTAGCAACAAACACAACCTCAGCAGAAGAGTAAGCATAAGGCTTTTATATTAGTCAAATGAAACATTTATATTGACCATTAAATCATTTCAAATAGATTGGAAAGATTCTAAAGAAACAATAGAATATGATGATGATATTTTATTTGGTGATCTTGAAAACATATTAAATAAATGTCTTGATTTAAAAGAAGTTAATAAACCAATAGTTAATATTCCTTTATATAGACAACTAATATTAACAGCCGTAATCACAAAAGCACCTTTCCCTCTAAAAGAAATAGCAGAGATTAGAAACCTTAAAGCTAGTGTAGCACAAAAGATCATGATGGAGGTCATGAAAGACTACCCTTTAATGAAATATTTGGAAGAGTGGGTGGGGACGTTCGTGGGAACAGAAGTAGATACCTCGACAGCATCTATTACTACTTCGCCAAAGAGTTCCACTGGACGAAAACACAAGTAGACAGTCAGTCTACTTCGTACCTAAACATGCTTATTAATGAAAATAAAGAGGTAGATCGTAAAAATCGAATAAATTTAAATAGACGTAAGGGATAAGATTTATATGACAGATGAATTTGATAGTGGAATTTTAGAAGAACTTACCAAAGCTACCAAATTACTTACACAAGTTTCTAAGAATATAAGTAAAATAATGAAAGATAT